CTAAAGATGTTAAGTTCTTTTTAGTTGACTACCTTCAGCTAGTAAAGGCTGCAGGATCATCAAGAGAGCAAGAGGTGGCTGTAGTTGCTCGTGAACTTAAGAATATAGCTAAAGAATTAAACGTGACTATTGTTGCTTTATCACAGCTTAGTAGGGCTGTAGAAAGAAGGGAAGGTTGTAGACCTAGCCTGTCTGACCTTCGTGAGTCAGGAGAGATAGAGCAAGCAGCAGATGTAGTGATGTTAGTTTATAGACCTGAGTATTATGGTATTATGACTGACGATAACAACAATAGCACAGAAGGTTTAGTGGATTTAATATTTGCTAAAGGTAGGAATATAGGTACAGGAACACTACCTCTTAAGTTTAGAAAGGAATACACTAAGTTTATAGACCCAGAAGATTACGAACAAAACTTTATAACATCAAAACCAAATGATTCTTTTTAATATACTATACATCATTATGGGTGCAGTATTTATTTACTACGCTTTAAAGGAGATTATAAACGCAATATTTTAAACCATGAAAAACACAAAAGGAAAGATTGAAAAGCGAAGATGTAGAAAGGAAAGTGCATCTTCAGTTTTAATAGATAGATTAGCACATTTAAAGTTAGATAATGAGGATGTAAGAATTATATCTTCTTTAATTAAGAATATATTTAACTACAGAGGGATAGAAAAATCAGACTTAGGCAGCAGGTATAGACACATGATTGACACTAATATAGCTTTGTGCACATCTATAAGAAAGAGTCTAGCAATACCATATCAAACCATAGCTGATATTGTAGGTAAAAAAGCACATGCTACCATAATGTACTATGAGAGAATTCATGAGTCTTTAATGATTACAGACAAGAAATATGCAGAGGTGTATGGTGTAGCTCAAAAGACCATAGACTGTTGTGGTCTAGGTAATAATTTTATTCTTGAGGATGTGGAGCCTATAGATAATCAGAGTGAAATAAATATAGTTAAAAGACAAAACAGGATATTGAAATGTCAGCTAGAATTAGCTAACTCAAAGATTAAAGATTTGAAAGATAATGTTAGTCACTTAAACTCTATAATAACCTTATGAGAAAAGAGATGTACTTTGGAATCCTTCACTATAAATGGAGGACTATAAGCTACGTTAAGGGAGTTAGGAAGCCTGCTAAGAAGTGGTCTGAGTATAAGTACGAAACAGTGTTCTCAGATTTAGATGTAGATAAGCTGAATAACAACGATAACTATATAAAAAGATTAAAAAACCTACACAAATCCTCAAAAGAGATTGAGGTAAAAATAACTAAGGTAGAAAACCCAGTATACCTATGTATGTCTAACGATATTTATTAAGATATGAATTTAAAGAAAGAAGAACAAATAGACCTCCTAATACTATTAGGTACATACAAATCGTTTAGCGAACAGCTACACAATATGAAGGGTCTTCATAGTGGTATTATAAAAAAGAAGTTTAACTTGTTACACAATTATGTCAGTGGGTATGAGAAGCAGATTGACTCTAGTTGGCTTAAAGATAACCAAGGTGTTATAGAGCAACTTAACGATGCTATTACTGATATGGTTTACATGATTCGTGATAACGTAGAAAAAGATAAAGATGAAACTGTACTGTAAGAAATGCGACAACATGGTCGATGTAACCAAGTTTACAATGAAGATTGTAGACGGAGATATTGTAAGGCCTGAGATGATATGCAATTGTGGTAATGAGATGGAAGATGTCTCAGAGTATAATGGACTTGGTGGGATAATAAAAAGACCAGGAGGAAAAGTTAAAGGTAAGTTATGATAGGTATTTATATTGTGCTAGGGATAGTTATATTAGCTACGCTAATAGAGTTTAGAATAAATTCTAAGAGTTAATAATGATACAAGGTATTTCATTAATCATAAAAATAATAAGAGATGTCTGGAATAATTTCAAGAATGCTCCGAATATCAATCAAGAAAGGTACGACCTTAAAGGTGTTGCAGAGGTATCTTCGGATGAGGTACAGAATAAATGCAAGCGAGACTGTGCTTGCGAAAAGAAAAAAGAATATAGAAATTTAAAACGTAAAGATGCAAAGTAAAATTAAAGAAAAGTGTGACGAGATAAGAGACCTTCTTATAGAGAAGAATATATCTTATGGCAACTCAGTATTCGAGAGAGGTGTTCTATTCAGTATAGACCCTATAAAAGCTATACAGGCTAGGATAAACGACAAGCTAAATAGAATAAAGAAGAATCAATCCTTCGATGGAGATGACGACCTTAAAGATTTGACAGGGTACTTCATACTGCTTCAGGTTGCTATGGATAAAGATGCAGAAACTTTTGCTGAGATACATAGTACAGCACCATTATGGGAAGAGTCCTCTACCGATGAGCAGTAGAGAAAACTTTAGGAGCGACCTATCGTGGGGAGAGAAATGGGAGTATTGTATATCAATATATATGATGTTCAACGGTCTCGAAAACATATCTTACAATAATGATTATAGGTGGGATGTCAAAGGATTAAAGGAAGGTAAGGAGTTGACATTTGAAATCAAGAGTGATAGGTATAAGAATACTGGCAACATGGCTTTAGAGATAAGAGATGCTGGTAAAGCATCAGGAATATCTAAGAGTGAGGCTGACATATTCATATACAACTACACTAATTTAGATGACAAGTTTGCCTACCTTTTCTTTATAGAGATGCCTAAGCTAAGACAGATTCTTAAGGATAATTATTCTGATTTAAAGATTGTTAACGGTGGAGACAACAACGAGGCTGAGATAATACTGCTGCCAATGAAGGATTACAAGGAGCACTTTGACTTAAGGAAAATACCTAAGGTTAGTTGGACTGACTTTTAAATATTTGTATATTGCCCCATGCAATATAAGAGACGTAAAGGTAGACAGATAACTAGAGCAAAGAAGCGTGAGCTAGACGGAATAAAATTCGCTTCAGGCTTAGAGCTTTACTGCTACAAAGAACTCAAGAAAGCTAAAATCCCCCACGTTTATGAAGGTGAAACCTTTGAACTTGTACCAAAATTCAAGTTCGAGGGTTGCCTTATGGATAAAGGAACTACTAAAGGTAAGAAGGTATTTAAACAGATGACTGGAAACGTAAGAAACATTTCTTACACCCCCGACTTTGTAAACCTAGAGATGGGATTTATAATAGAGACTAAGGGTTTAAGAACTCCTGAGTTCAAGATGAGGTTCAAGCTATTTCTTAAGCACCTACACGATACAAATCAAGTGTATGATATATATGTTCCTTCAAACCAAAAGGAAGTTGACCAGACTATAGAATTAATATTGAAAAATAAAAACAAATGAGTAAAGAAAGAGAAGAGGCTTTACGCCAAATGAAAAAATCTGAAGAGGCTACAGAGAATACGTTTGAGTCTTGGATAGTAGACTTAGAAGAACAAGAGCAGCCAGAGGCATGTAATATTGATGACCCTGATTGTGAAAACTGTGGCAGCTAATGACAGAGAATAAATCTAAAAGGCAACCCAAGGGGAATATAAAGTTTAATATAACTTTATCTGAAGAGCAAAAAAGAGCAAAGGAGAATATAATCAAACACGCCTTCAGTTTCATTGTAGGCAAAGCAGGCTCAGGTAAGACTCTACTTGCTGTTCAGGTTGCTTTAGACATGTTCTTCAAAAGGCAGTATAATAAGATTATTATCACACGACCCACTGTAGCTACAGAGGATAATGGTTTCCTTCCTGGTGACGAGAAGGAGAAGCTGGAGCCATGGCTTGTACCTATCATGTCTAACATGCGTAAGGTATATAACAAGCCTGAGAAGATAGCTAAGATGGTGGAGAATGAAGAAGTTGAGTTGGTTTCTTTAGCTCACTTCAGAGGTAGAACATTTGATGGTGCTGTAGTTATAGTGGATGAGTTTCAGAACTTAACTAAGCCTCAATTAAGAATGGCTCTAGGTAGATTAGGTAAGGACTCTATAATGATATTCTGTGGCGACAATCAACAGATAGATTTAGGGTCATCACTCAACTCTGCTATAGATGATGTTCATAAAATAAAAGATAGCAAGCACGTGTTTAAGGTTATACTAGAAGACAACCACAGGCATAAAGCTATTGATGATGTACTTAACTTACTAACAGGATACTA